GACCTAAATGCCACACAGGCAGCAATAAGAGCAGGATATAGTAAGAACACAGCAGAAGTGATAGGACACGAAAACCTCAGAAAACCTAATATTGATAAATATATAAATGAATGCAAGGAAGAAAGATCAAAAAGAACAGAGATTACTGCTGACAAAGTTCTTAGGGAGATAGCTCTTGTTGCATTCCAGAATCCACAGCTGTTGTTTGAAGGCAGCTCAATTAAAGAGATATCTGAACTGGACGAGGATGTAGCTAGAACTGTTGCAGAGGTTACAGTCAGGATAGAACGCACAGAAGACAGAAGTGCCAACGTGGTTGAAACTGTAAAACTAAAACAGTATGATAAGCTAAAAGCATTAGATATGCTCAGTAAACATGTAGGGATATACGAAAAAGACAACAATCAAAAGAAAATAGAAATTACTCCTGAATGGACAGTAACAATTAAAAAATGAGTGCATTCGAAATCCCAGAAAAACTTCTCCCACTGCTAGAAAAGAAAAAAAGATTTAAGATCGTAATCGGGGGACGTGGGTCTGCTAAATCTACAACTATTGGCAAGATCATGCTAATGAAAGCTGAAACAGAAGCAGCTGATATCCTTTGCCTTAGAGAGTTCCAATCATCGATAGAAGATTCCGTGCATAAACTTATATCGTCGCAAGTAGAAGAGCTTGGGGTCCAGGATAGATTCTATGTTACAGATAAGAAAGTAGAGTGCGTCGCAAACGGCAAAGGTACAAGATATAAAGGAGCCGCGAGAAACCCCGCTGGTATAAAATCAGCAGAAGGGTACAAATACGCATGGTTCGAGGAAGCTCAGACTATCTCTGATGAAACGCTAAAATTGCTAATACCAACTATCAGGGAGAAGGATTCCGAGTTGTGGTTCACCGCAAACCCAGGGAGTGCCAATGATGCATTTTCAAAAAGATTTATAGTCCCATTTATAGGAGAATTGGATAATAGCGGATATTATGAGGATGATCTACACTTGATAATAGTGATAAATTGGAGGGATAACCCGTGGTTTCCAAAAGAGCTTGAAGCTGACAGGCGGTGGGATTATGAGAACCTATCAAGGGCTGAATACGATCACATATGGGAAGGCAAATTTTACGACTCCATCGAAGATGCGATTATCCAGCCTGAATGGTTCGACGCTTGTATCAATGCTCATGTAAAGTTAGGGATAAAACCAAGCGGAGTTGAAGTAGTAGCGCATGACCCGTCTGATACCGGTCCGGACGCCAAGGGGTTAGCTTATAGGCATGGTATAGTAATCAAAGATATCCAAGAGATGGATAAAGGCGATATCAACACCGGTGGAGACTGGGCAATAGGATATGCAGCATCTCACAAAGTAGATGCTTTTATATGGGACTGTGATGGTATGGGTGTAGGCCTTAATAGACAAGTAGAGCAAGGGCTTACAACAAAGAATATAAGTATAGAGATGTATAAAGGATCTCAGTCACCACGTTACCCAGACGCCATATATGAGAAAATAGGCGGTAAGAATAAAACAAACTCAGAAACTTTTGCGAACCAGAGAGCACAGGGATACTGGATGCTAAGAGAGAGAATGAGAAGAACATATCTCGCTATTATAAAAGGCGAGTACCAAGACCCTGATAGCCTTATATCAATAAATGGTGGACTTGATAACATAGGTGCTTTAAGATCAGAGCTATGTCGTATCCCTAAAGCACCAAATGGAGCCGGGAAGATACAACTCATGAAAAAAGAAGACATGAAGAAAAAAGGAATTAAGTCACCAAACCTAGCCGACTCTGTAATGATGGCAATGTTCTATGAGCCTAAAACGGAAGAAGTGGAAGAATATCACGCCCCTATCCCGACCACAAGCAGATGGTAGAAAAGATATAATAAGCAATAAATAAAAGGTGTATCTATGGCAAAAAAAGAAGATTTAACTGCATTGCACGAAAACATGATCACGGAGTTTGCATCTATCCAGGGCGCTGTCAGAGACGAGAGAGAACAATGTCTTGAAGATAGAAGATTTTACTCTATATCAGGTGCTCAATGGGAAGGCGAACTGGAATCACAGTTTGAGAATAAACCCAGGCTGGAAGTGAACAAGATCCATTTGTCTGTCCTGCGAATCATTTCCGAATATCGAAACAATAGAATCGATGTAGATTTCATGTCCAAGACCGGCAATGATGAATTGGCCGATACCTGTGACGCACTATTCAGGGCAGATCAACATGATAGCAATGCGGATGAAGCATATGACAACGCATTTGAAGAAGCAGTAGGAGGAGGTATCGGCGCATTCAGGATCAAGACAGAATACGAGGATGAAGAAGACGATGACAACGAGTCACAGCGTATCAAGATAGAACCTATATTTGATGCTGATTCTTCTGTATTCTTCGACCTTGGCGCAAAACGTCAAGATAAATCAGATGCGAAATCATGTTATGTAGTTACCGGCATGACATATGAAGCGTTTGAGTCTGAATTTGGGGAAGATGTATCATCCGTCCAAAAACAAATAGAAAGAGGTGAATTTGACTGGACAACAGATGATACCGTTTATGTGGCAGAGGTATACCAAGTCAAGAGAGTCCCCCATGTTGTCAAAATATATGTCCAGAATGTAAGTGGAGCAGAGCAAAGAGTAACGCAAGAGGAATTGGACGAAGATCCAAGTATAGAAATAGATCTTCTAGATATGGGATATACTCTAGACAGAGAGAAGAAAACACACAAGAAAAAAGTAAGAAAGTACATCATATCCGGGAATAAAATACTAGAGGATTGCGGGTATATAGCCGGGTGTCATATTCCTATTGTACCTGTATATGGTAAAAGATGGTATATAGACAATACCGAAAGATGTATGGGCCATGTTAGATTAGCCAAAGACGCACAACGACTAAAGAATATGCAGTTGTCAAAATTGGCAGAACTAAGCGCCGCTCCTAGTGTAGAGAAGCCTATCTTATTTGGCGAACAAGTAAGAGGGTATGAGCAAACATGGGCTGATGATAATATCAAAAACTATCCATATCTCCCAATAAATGCAGTGAAAGACGAGAACGGTAAACCAATACAAACCAGCCCGGTGGGATACACTAAGCCACCATCAGTACCTCCTGCAATGGCTGCACTACTACAAGTAACAGAAATAGACATCAATGATATCCTAGGTAATCAGCAGCAAGCAGAGCAAATCGTCTCTAATATCAGCGGTGAAGCAGTAGAGAAGATACAAGATAGAATAGATATGCAAACGTTTATCTATGTTTCAAACTTCGCAAAAGCTATGAAAAGATGCGGTGAGATTTGGCTATCTATGGCGCGTGAACTATATATAGAAGATGGAAGAAAGATGAAGGGGATTGGACGTGATGAAAAAATGAGTCTTATCACTCTTAACCAACCTCATCAAAATGAATCAGGCACAGCATACTATAGAAATGATCTAACCAAGGCAAACTTCGATGTGGTGGTAGAGGTAGGTGCAAAGACATCCACAAAAAGAAAAGCAACCGTAAATTCCATCAAAGAGATGATGATGGCAAGTGGAGATCAGGAGACAATTAATATATTGTCATCCCTGGCAATTATGAATATGGAAGGAGAAGGTGTCTCTGATGTGCGACAATATTTCAGGAAAAAACTTGTAGGACAAGGGGTGATTGAACCTACCGAAGAAGAAGCACAAGAGATGGCAGAAGCAGCAGCAAATGCGCAACCGAGCGCACAAGACCAATATCTGCAAGCAGAATCTCAAAAGTCAATGGCACAAGCACAAAAAGCACAAGCTGACACCCTGTATACAAATGCTAGAGCGGACGAAACGGTAGCAAAGACTATGGAAACCATTGCTAAAATGGACAGAGAAGATAAAGATCAATTCATGAAAATGATGGAAATGTTCAAAAACGAAGAAGGACAACCATCATCTCAGGAAATGCTATAATCATGACAGCGAATCCGTCCGCGCGCGTTAATAATTGGACGAGTAATTAACAAAGGTCTTTAACATGGAAAACACGGTAGAAGAACAAGAAGTAGATAACATCGAAACTGAAGAAGTAGAATCGGAAGCAGTCGAAGAAGTCGAGACTGACGAGCCTCAGGAAGAAGATGAAGAAACTGAAGATACGGAAGAAGAAGGAGAAGTGGTCTACTCGTTCGGGGAGGATTCACCACCTCAAGAAGAAGAGCTCAACGAAGAAGTGCCTAAAAAGCTAAGGCAAGAGATCAGGGATCGTAACAAACGTATCAAGGAACTTGAAGCAGAGTTAGGTAAAACAAAACCAAAAGAAGAAATGCCTACTTTGGGGGCAAAACCTACACTTGAATCATGTGATTATGATGAGTCAGAATACGAATCAAAGCTTGATTCATGGTATGTCGAAAAGCGTAAACATGATGAAAAACAAGCAGAGATCGAAGCGGAGCAGAAAGAAGCTGAAAAAGCTTAGGAAAACACACTCAACAACTATACAGAAAAGAGAGAAGCCATCAACCGTGATGACTTTGAAGATGCAGAGTTGGTAGTGATGGAGTCTCTGAGCGAAACACAGCAAGGCATGATCTTGCAGGGCGCAAAGAACCCGGCTGCATTGGTTTATGCACTCGGTAAAAACCCCAGCAAGGCAAAAGAGCTTTCGGAGATTAAAGACCCGGTAAAATTCGCATGGGCAGCATCACAACTGGAGGGTGCAATGAAAACGACAAGACGTAAACCGCAGACAAAACCAGAAAAAACCGTTATAGGGACTGGGAGTCTAAGTGGAACGACAGACAAGCAACTTGAAAAACTTAGAGCAGAAGCCGCAAAAACCGGGGACTACTCAAAAGTAAGAGCCTACAAAAGTAAACTTAGAGGATAAGGAGTAAACAATGGCAAATGATTTTAACAAGGAAGAGCGAGTAGCGTTTGAGGACGTGCTAGAAGGGTTTAACGATGCCCTGACGATATCTCGCAATGTAAGTAAGTATGGAACAGATGGTCAGCTCATGGAAAGAGCGAATGACACGAT